GAGGCAGGTCGATTTCGTCTCCGATAGTAATGACAGCATCGGGCCGAAACGCTTTAGCAAAACTGGCAAAATTTTTAACGACATGAGAATCCTCGTACGGGCACTGAAGGTCTGGCCAGACGATAGTTCGCTTCATTAGTCCTCATCTTCATCATCATAATCACCGAAACGTTCGGGGTCGATTGGAGTGGGCAAAATCCACGCCGGATATGCATTAGGTTCAACAATAACCGCCAAGGCTAAATCCACTTCAAAACCTGCTCTACGTAACGCCCTATACATTTCCTGTAGGCTAATAGCCCAAGCGTCCAGGGCTGAATAAGTATCTAGGTCAATAACCTTTTTTCTTGCCATGTGTTAATTGTCACCTCTCCAAAATACGAAGGATGGTTTCGACACGCGCTTCTAAGGTATTTATCTGGTCGCGCATAGAAGAACCGGAGTTAGGCTTTAGTTCGTTTAGATAGTGCTTTACCAGCCAGCGCACCGAGCCAATAAAAGAACCAATAACGGTCGTAGCAGCAACAGCAAGAACCGCCATGTCCTCTACAGTCATTATTTTTTGTGTGGTGTGGCATAACCAAACACCCCTGCAAGAACAGCCCATAAAATTGAACGGTAGTCGGCCGCAAAATTAGAAGCAGCCCAAGCAGATAAAAACGCTCCGGCTGTAAGGATTGCAGGGTTTTTCATGTTCATTATTTATCCTTTGAGTAGTGGGAGATTAAACGGCGTACCGTCCTGGTCGCCTTTGTTAGTAAACGAGACGTGCATATGTTTTTCGTGCGGATTGACTCCCCGGTATTTAATGAAACGCCATAAACTTCTTCGGCTAGCGATTTTTCCAGCGAATATAATATAAGAGATTCGTCCGTCAGATTTTGCCAGTGTACGAATCTGATCCGCAAGATATGGCATAAGGTCGGGTTTAGGTTTACCTGATAAATCTCGGTCCAGGTCCAGGGCACGTACCCAGCCTTTATTATCGGGTATATGGTCTGAAGTACCTGCGGCAAGGTGTCGCGCGTCTGCAACCCAACCATCACTAGATTTATCTCTATCTGGGTAGGCATTGTTTATCTGGTCGCGAAGTTTAACCCCTGCGGCACATAACTTAGGCTTCATTATCCGAGAATAGTTTTTAGTTCATCTTCGGTTAAATTAAGGCGAGCCAATAGAGCAGCCTTATCTGCTTCGGCTTTTGCTTTTGCTGCATCTTCCGCCGCCATCGCTGCTTTATCTGCTTCTATCTGTAGAAGTTCTTCAGCATTAGCATTTCGTGTAATTATTTCGCCTGTTTCGGCATTATGAATCGTAATTTGTGGGATAGATGTTTTAGGCATTATTTCACTCCGTAAAGTATATAAGTTCCACCGCTATAATTGTTTGCGTTTAATTTAATTGTAATTGAGTTAATAGCACTTGCATCATTCCAATAATAATTAGTAGTTGCTAACCTAAAATAACTTGAACTGTCTAGAGATGAACCTTGACCAAAAACGGATTTACTAGCGGTTGTATTTGCATAGTCAAAAATGTCATAAACAGCAAAATTTCTTTCATTTGTTGCTTTTGCTGGTGCTGGAATTGCAATTTGAGGATTACTGCTTTGTACTGGACCGCTTACTGAGCCACCGCTATTTGTGCTGATTGTGTAACCATAATAATTTGTACCTGTATCGCCGTTAAATTGAATTGCCACTTGGCGGTCATTTGTGTCTGGAAACCAGTCGCGAATAACTAACTGTAAATTTTTATATGAAGCGCTTATTGAACTGATAGTAACTGAAGCGCCCGAAAGTGAACCTGTTGCTAGTGAGTCCATTCCACCACTTGCAGGAGCAGCCCAAACTGGAACTCCGCCTGTTACTGTAAGTACATTTCCCGTACTGCCAATTCCTAAACGGGTGTTTGTGTTAGCGGTTGCAGAGCGATATTCAATATCACCAAGAGTAGTTGAAGGGTTAAGCGCTTTAGTAGTTGTATCTATAGAAGAACCAAGCGTACGAATAGCAGAAGCGCCATCTTTTACTAGGTCTGTATCGTCCGGGGTTTCCCAGGCGTAGTTTGTAGTCGTTGCCATCTATTCTCCTTGATTAGGCTACTATTGTAGCGTTATTCCAGTCCAGAGTAGGACTTATCGTGTTCCATGTCTCCGTGACTGGAACGTTATTCCATCTAAACGCCTGAAGGCTATAAGCAACCGGCGAAACAATAATAGTTAAATCTAGTGCGTTAAATCTGCTAGTCCAGGTCCAACCTTCGATAAAGCCTTGATAACGACCACCGGCAATATTCAACGGTAAATCTTCAATATCTATTGGAAGGCCCATAAAGATATTTAAAGCCTGGTCCCTAGACGCATCTGGAATACTAGGGTTAGCCATAGGAAAAGTTATCGCTTTAAATTGGTATTGAGGATAGGCGCGAATGGCTAAATAAAATTCTGCTTGAGATTCTGCGTCTACGCCGTTTTCAATAGTGGTCTGAATGTTTTCGGCCTGGACTCCATAAGCAGTAATCGAAGTCGCATCTTCGGCGGTTTCTTGCTGGCTATTTTTATAGGTAATTGTTACTTTGTTTCGAAGGTCTCCCAGACGCTTAGACGTGGAAATACCAGAAGCGTAAGCCCAGCCGCCATCCACGTAGGCATAACCATTAGCCGCTAAATATTGGCTGCGATGCGTTGAGTCTGCGTAACCGATCCGGCCAGAAGAATCTTCATAAATATAACCTAATCCAGATTTAGCAAGATTAGCCACTAACGAATAAACGTCTGTAGTAGAAGCAGAACGAGCGGTCAGTTCATAATCTCCGGGACGGTCAATTTCTCCGAGTCCTGAGTTTTCAGCATTAGCCCAGGTAGTCGTAGGGTCATATGCCGCCCAGGTTTCGGCTGCTGGAACTTCTAGCCAGGTATTAAATAGCAGTTCAGAAAGAATTGTATAAATCTGGTCGCCATCATTAGCCTTAGCCAATACCCCTTCGGTAAGGGTTTTAGGTAATTTAGATAATGCCCCTAGTGCAGTAATAGTTATATTCTGAGTAATGGCCGGTTCCCCTGTTGCCACCACTACGTTAATATCTGTTATATCTCCACCGAATAACGGGATATAGGTTCCAGAAGAATTCTTTACTTTAATTACTACTGAATCGTTTACGTCATAAGTAATCGCTGCCTGGTTTACGTTCTTTATGGTAAAACGGCAATAACCTGCTACAGGCTGAGAATAGATATCTGAGCGTCCAGAAGTAATTGTTAAATCGGCTATAACTAGGTCGGTTATGTCACCTGCACCGTTTACTTCTACTGCCCATTCTGGGGACCATACGGTCATGCAAAAGCCCCAGCCCCTAGCGTTCCACGATAAGAAGACTGATTAAGAACGTCCACGATTTGTCTAGCAGTAGATTCAGAATCTATGGCCCCATTAACCGTAATGTTATTATTGTAATTAACTGCCTGACCTGAGTATCCGCCACTAGGAGCAGTTGGAACGAATGGAGCATTAGTAATTCCAGGGCTTGCTGTTGTCATACTTATATTAGAAGCCCCACCGCCGAAACCTAAGAATCTTGATACTTTGCTTCCCCACTCGAAAAGAGTTTGAAAAGCGCTGATCAGTTTTCCGACTGCTGAAACTGTTGTACTAATTACGGTTCCCACTACTTCTAACGCTATCCTGAAAGCCCCGCCTAAGAATGGTGCTAAGTAGTTTTTTAGAAATGACCATAAGCCAGCGAATGCTTCTTCGTTAGCCATAACCGCGCCTTTGACTTTATTAAAGATTGACAGAACGCCTTCAAAAATTGGAATCAAAATAGTTTTAGCAACGGTAATAATATCGTTGAATGCCTTCTTTAATCCGTCTCCACCCTGGAAACCTTCTACGAAAGATTGGATAGCCGGGATAACATATTGAACTATGTTTTCAACCATAGGAGTAATGGCATCAAGAACGAAGGCTCCGACTGTTTCTTTACCTTCATCGAATGCAACCTGAAGCCTGGCCATCTTACCCTGAAATGTATCTGCGGCGGCTGCAGCCTGTCCACCGAAAGTATTGGCTAAAGATTTTGTAATATCGTCTAGCGACATAGTTTTTAACTGAGCGGCCGTAAGTCCTACGCCTAGTTTTACTAGTGAAGCAGAATTACCTTCGGCGGCCTTACTCATGGCGTTTGTAACTGCCTCGAGTGACTTACCCGAACCGACGGATACATCTAAAGCGACTTGCTGAAGTTTTAACGCCTTCGAAGTATCATTAGTAGCACGTAAGAATCTTTCGAAACTAGGACGTAGTTCATCGTCTGTTTTACCGGTAAGTAAAGCGGTTCTAAGTATCTGCTTTTCTACTGCCGCTATTTGAGCATCTGTAGCGTTTGTAACATTCTTTAAAGTAAGCGCTAATTTTGCTTGCGCCTTTTCGTCTTCTATTGCGGACTTAACTCCGTCTACTAAAAGTTTTCCAGCATAGGCAGTAGCAGCAACGCCAGCCGCTAAGAATGCCGCGCCTGCTACTTTACCGAATTTTGTTACTTTATCGCCGAAAGTGGTAACTTCATTATCGGCAGTATTTAAACCTTTTGTAAATTGGTCTATATCTGCAAGGAGTTTAAGGGTTAAGGCTCTACTAGTTCCGGCCATTATGTCCACTCCTTCAAAATTTTGCTAAACGCTTCTGTCCATTCAGTTACTATCTTCGGTTGGATTCTGCGAAGTGTAGGATAGATAAACCATCCTTTAGAACCTCGACCTTCCCGACCTGACCATACTGGGAACTGCTTATACTTATTAGAACCGAATTCTGATCCGCCCCAGATATCTTTAGTAGTTGCACCACCTGAGAATTTTTGAGCGGCGAAGCCGTAAGTAATTTCACCTATCTTAGATGACTTCTTTACTCGAGCGCCTTCTGCGATACGACTAGAGACGGCCCGGGAACTTAACCCCGAAGCAGTGCTAATCACTTCACTTCTTGCATAATCCGCTAAGGCTCCAGAGACGCGTTTTGCTTCGTCTGTTGCTTTCTCATCCATGTTCTTTAACGCTTTAAAGACACCACGAAGTTCGGTTTTATCGAAGGCTATTTGTTCAGCCATGATTCCTCGCTTCTAATATCTCTATTGCGGTTAAAATATCTTCGGCAGTTTCCCACTTATCCATCGGGATATGTGTGGCGATTGCCAGTTCCACTAAGAGTCGGCTTACGCTTCCTCTAGGATGGCTTTTGGGTCTGCATCGCCTACTTCAACATCTGCGACAGTTTCCATCCAGACATCAAGCGGCTTAACTGGCTTACCACCTGCATCTCGTTTCATGGCGCTATGCGACACGTATAAGATGTCGTACATTCCGCCGAACTGGGAGATAACCTTTTTAGTTGCCATCTCCCATCGAGCGTAATCCGGCGGACGTACTTGGTAAGTCTGTTCTGACCCATCGTTATATTTAATTGTTATGTTCTGTTGCATTTTTGCTCCCGTTCTTTAGTTTATGCTGAGAATGTCTCTGTAACTGCGCCTTGAGATACTTTAAAAGTAAAGTCTACAGTCTGGGCATCTGTTCCAGCGCCACCAGCAGTTGGAAACTCTGGCTTAATTGGAAACACGAACTGCGCGCCTGTTGCAGCCGTAAGAGTAATGCTGATGTCTGTATCTGGAGCGGTTTCTGCTGCAGTCCATAGAGCCTCGCATACTGAGTTAGCCTTACCCCAGTCAGCCAACATTGAAAGCGCAAAAGTGCCTTCTACGTTTACTGTCTTGTAAGCCTCGCCGTCGAGAGTCTGATATGTCTCACGAACGTTTGTCTTTGTTAGAACTGCGCTTGTTGCTTGTGCTTCGATATCTGTTCCACCTGTGAAAGATAGAGAAATATCGCGCCCTGTGATTACTACGGTTGCCATATTATTTTCCTTTAGTTTGTTTGTGTGTAATAGGTAGAAACTCTGATATCGGCCACTAAAACATTAGAAGGCCCTACTTGAGTTACTGTGGGTTTTTCTATTGCTCCGATTGTGTATCCGGCTGGAATGACTTTCAGAACGCTAATTACTAACTGCTCGAGATTATCGAGTGATGCTGGGTTGGAGTTGTAAGCAACAGCAACCGAGATAGTTAGATTTATTTTTATGTGTAAAGTTGATTTGTTAATAGTCTCTAATTCAAGATATGGAGAATCCGGGACGGTCACTACGAACGGGACCATAGGGGCCTCTGGGACGTAGGCATAGACGTTAGCCGTTACACCTGCGAACGCAGTGGCTAAGGGTTGTCTAACTGTGTCTAAAATTGTGGACATTACTGAACCATCGTTTCGACGTCAATATATGCGCCTAGTAATCCTGACACTCGATTGAATAAACTACGGCCTAAACGATATGGTGAAACTTGAGTGAAATCTATGCCTTCGATCTGCCCACCTGGAGCAATTCGAGATTGAAATACTTCTACTGATACTGCAAGAACGGCAGATTCTACGGCTGCTACGCCTACATAAGTTGAAGCGCCAGAAAGAGTTGCTAAACCTGATGGGATTACTTTTCTTTCGATAACGTCTGCGCTAGTAATTGCGACAGTAAAGTAACCATTAAATTCTCTGTAATCTCCGCCTAAAAATACGCGTGAGTTTGATTTAATAATAAAATCATCTTCGTCATAATTGGATGATTCTAGAATAGTAAAAGTTCCGTTGAATGGAGAGCCTACGTTTGTTATTACTACGCTCTGACCTTCGCTAAAATTGTTATCGCCAAGAACTGAATAAGTTGCTATGTTGTCTGTTAAAGAAACTCTGTCTATAGGACTTGAGTATCTAGTAAGCATAGGCAGAATAACTGCTTCTGCTGTGTCTATAACATCTGTTAAATAAGCATCGTTATAGAGAGAACTAGAAACGCCCAGCACTGAGCGAAGTTCGGCTGCAGTTACTATTGTTGCCATTTCTAGTCCTCTCGTTAAACGACTGGGGGAAGTCCCGGGAGCAGAACTCCCCCCATGATTATTTGGTTAAATTACGCAACCATGTAACGGTATGCGCCTGCACCAATTTTTGTTGCGATTGCGCCGTAACCGTAGTATCCAACTTGAACCTGACCTGTTGAGATTAGGTTTGTCTGTAGTGATAGACGTGGAGACTCGTACCATGTGTAAGCATCTGGATTAACGATAATCATTGAGTTATCGCCTGTTCCTGAAAGATTACGTGCTACGCGTAGGTTTAGTCCTAGTAGGTTTCCGCGAACTGCTGTTGCAGTTAAACTTCCGCCGGCATTTTGAGGGTTGATTGTCTGTGTGAAGATTGGACGGTTTGATGAATCTACTAGACCCATTAGAACGCCCCACTGCTCCGGAGATACTGCGATGTTTGTCGCGAATCCTAGAGTGTTTGTGTAAATTGAAACTGCTGCATCTGCAACGAAGTCTGCTGCTAGAGCGCCAGTTGTAAGTGTACGGTTTCCGCCGTCTGTTCCGCCTGCGATAAGTGCTGAACCTACTGCTGCGTCTGTTGCCTTAGCGTATGCGTACTCCATTTGACGAACTAGTTCTGCGAAAAATGCAGGAGATGAACGGTCCAACAATTCTAGAGAGAATGTCTGTTGTCCGATGTACTTCTTAACATCTACTGAAACGAATGCTGCGTTCTGGTCTGTCTCTGATGGTGTTCCACCTTCTGCTGCGATTGCAACAGTTGGAGCAACAGTAATCTTAGGAATTTCAAAAGTCATTCCTGCGTCTGGCAAGGCCCCCGAAGAAACGCTATCCACTAGGGGACGGTCAGCATTAGAAATGCCGTTAATTACTTCTGTTAATTGACGTGTTGGAACTAGTCCAGCGTTGTCTGTTGTATCTGCAGCAGCAGCAACGTACATCTTTGATGTGTCGTCGCCTAGTGATGCGCGTACTGAATGCTCGAGATAAGAAGCCTTATCAACGATTGGGTTACGAACTGTGACTGAAGTGTAAGGTGCTGTTGCAGCCTTTACTTCAACCTTAGCAGCCTCTACCGTTTCTGCGGCAGGAGTGCTTTCTGGAACGGTAGTGTCTGACACTTGTTCTCCTTCTGTTGTTGATTGTGTTTCTTCCTGAACATCTGGTTCAGAAACTTTATTTTCTTCGGCTGCTACTTTTTGAACTTCTGCGCCGGGAATTGCGCCATCTGTAACTAGTGATACTTCTACGAGTTTAGAAGCGCTAATAGCCATAACGCCATCTTTGTTATTCCATTCTTCAACATCTACACCCACGCTAAAATCTGAGCGAAGTCCAGTAGCGGCTTCTTCGAGCGCGTCATTACCGGCTGTCGTTTTTGCAATTTTAAAAGAGGCTGTAATACCTGACTCATCTTGCGACCACTCCATAAGTTTTCCGAGCGGACGGGTCTGGTCATGTTGTAGAACTAACTTTGTGTTTTTAGCGAACTCAATAGAGTTAGGCTCGAACATTGTGCGGCCTGCTGAAGTGTTACCTTCTGCGTTCCATTGAACTATGCGACCTGCGATAATACGAGATTCCGCATCTGAGGCCGTTAGTGTTACTGGCATTGTTATCTTCATTTTATGCTCTCTCTCCATTATCTATTAAATCTTCTTCTTCGCGAATCTGCTCTACGCTCATGGCTCCGATCCGGTTTAAAATTTCGTAAACCTGAGCGCGTTGTAGTGGGTCTCCACGCAAGAACTCATCTAGTGAAAAGCGAACTTCTGTTGTACTAGACACGAAATCCGGCATAGATAATCTTTGTTCTATACTTGTTAAAACATTTTTTAAAGAAAAGTCAATAAGTGCTTTACGCTCTGAAATAGCGTTAGAGTAAGTCATGCTAGTCATTTCAGCGCTTACGAAATATGCAGGAATGTTACAGGCGCGGGCTAACTCGAGTGCGACGTATTGTCTAGCCTCGTTTAATTGGAGTTTTGCCGGGTCTATGCCCAACGCCTGCAATTCAACATCTGCATTTAAAAACGCAGTAGATTTATTTAGTCTGGCAGTTCTCCAAGATTCTAAAAGTTTTGCGATACGTTCTGCAGGTAGATTAGTTCCATTAGATTTTAAAACCTGTAATGGTACTGGTTCTTTAGCAAAAGATTCTGCTGCTTGCTCTAGTGCATGAGCGGCGCGAATTGTTCGGCCTGCTCTGTTTAATAAACCTTCATCTAGTCCGTAAAATACAACGAGTGAACCTACACCCTGGTTTGGAACTATTGAACCGTCTACCTGGTAGCCGATAATTTCAGTTTGTAAGTGATTTAATTTTACTGTTACTCTATCTGGAGCAACGCGAGTCCATGAGCGAACTCTACCTGTCTCACCATATTGTTCTAAAACCTGTCCGTACCCAACACCATTTAACCAGATGTCTTCGGCCAACCAAGCATAAATAGCAGAACCCGGAACTCGTGGATCGGGTTGATTTATTACTGCTGGAGTTGGAACATGTGCTCCGTTTAATTTTGAATATTGTTCTAGTGGTAATCCGGCAAGTGTTCCGCAGACTATGTTTCTTGCGCGAGCAATAGTTGGAATTGCCATCGCTTGTTGTCTAGTTGCAGTAGACGGCGTGTAAGTATAAGGATTCCATGACGCAGTATTATTAAACGGCGCTGGAACAGAAGCAGCATCTACCGTAATCGGTTCTGGCTTGCTTGATTTTGTAAAACTATCTAAGATTCCCATTAGACATATTATAGCCTATTTGTATAGCATTTATCCGAACTGGATGTCTACTTCTGTTTCTGCACGTGTCGCAAAATGCGTAACCATTGAAGCGGCTACTCCACCGCAGATAATTCCTGAAGCCTTTCGGCCCATTACCCACCCGCCGTCGCCACGTTGAAGTTTAACGGCGCTAAGAACCTGCTTATCTAATTCTTCTTGCGAATTGTGAACCAACCTGGCCGCCGAAACCGCAGAAACGAATTCGTCGCACGATTGTTGATAGTCCTGAGAGTTAATTTCATAAATTGGGATTCCGGCAGGTGCTAAACGCGCTGCTACTGCTGCGGCTGTCGATTTTGAATAAGCAACATAATTAACCGGGAACTTTCGAACCCAAGGAGCAATATCGTTAGCCATTTGTTTATCATCTATCGAAACTGGATTAAACCATGTATGAAGAAGGCTAATTAAGAAGCGGTCCCCGTCTAAACGCTGGCCAGCGACTAACGCGCCATGCTTTCGATCCGGGCTAAGGTCAATCGCCATCCAGGTATCTTTTTCTCTATCGAGTTTAGGTTCTGGGTCGTAACACTTTTTCCATTCTGCTTCTGATATGACTGGGTTAATCATTGAAACGAATTGGCATAAGATTTCGGTTCTAAATATGTCCTCGCGGTCTGATAATGAATCTTTAATATTATCTTCATGGACCGTATGGCCTAAACTAGGGTTTGACTGATACCAGGCTTCTTTGTCTGTTACATCTGCTCCAGGTTCGGCGCTCCATTCGAACCAGCCTATAGAATCTTCTGCTCCGGCTGCTGCTGCTAGTCCGCGCTCTCTAAATTTTAAAAGTAATACTGAGTTAGCGTGACCCGCATTTGAATAAAAATATGCCTGCGGGTTCTTATTACTCATCTGAGTAAATCGCATAGATGACCAGACATCTTCAGTATCGAACTCACGTAGTTCGTCAATATGAATTACGTCTGGGCCTGCAATTCCGCGCGCTGCACTATTACCGGCTCTAATTAGATAACGTGCCCCATTTTTAAATCTGATTTCCTGAGAACCTTTAGACTCATATTTTTTAGAAAAGCCTTCCTGTAAAATATGGCTATCGTCAATCATCTGTCCAACCTTAAAAAAAATTTCAGAAGATGTCGTAAGTTTATGCGCGGTTGCCAGGTGCATCTTTTCGCCTAGGCAGTAAATTCCGAATAAGATTCTAAGCGCCATGAATGTAGATTTACCCTGCTGTCTCGGTAACATGATTCCGATCAGTGGATGACCCCACCTACCGTCTGGCTTATATTTTAAAGTCTCCATCGCTAACAGTTCTTGCCAGGGTAGAAGCGGAAACCCAATATCTTTACAGAACTGAATCATCTCTGGGCCTTTAGAAGGTAAGTCTAAACTTTTAGAAGCAATTCTTGGGGTTTGTGACCCATAACGTACTTCTATTACCCCTTCCTCAACCGGTATAAGCCCATCTGAGCCTTTTTCAGCCGTCATAACTAGTTCTCTCCCGGTTCGTCCTGATAGTGGCTGATTGAGTCGTTTTTGGGGTAAAAAGAACCAT